GTCATTCCCCACATCCCGCACGACGACGTGGTTTTGCCCGAAGAGGTCCAGGGCATCCGTGCCTTTGGGTCGGAAACCGAGATGGAAGCCATCTCAGGCGTGCTGGCACGGCACCTGGAGACCATGCGCAACAAGCACGCCATCACGCTAGAGCACCTGCGCATGGGCGCCTTGAAAGGCGAAATCCTGGATGCCGATGGCAGCGTGATCAGCAACTTGTTCAACGAATTCCAGATCACGCCGCAGTCGGTCAACTTCGATCTGGCCAATGCCAACAGCGAGGTCAAGGGCCACTGCTACGACTTGCTGACCAAGATCGAAGACGCTCTGCAGGGTGAATTCATGACCGGCGTGCATGTGCTGTGCTCGCCCGAATTCTTCCGGGCACTGACCACCCACAAGGAGGTCAAGACCGCCTACACCAACTGGCAGCAGGGGGCGGTTCTGATCAACGATGTGCGCTCCGGTTTCACTTACGCCGGGGTCACCTTCGAGGAATACCGGGGCCAAGCCGCCTACCTGCAGGCCAATGGGGATCTGGGAACTCGCCGCTTCATCGCAGCGGGTGAGGCCCATGCCTTCCCGTTGGGCACGGTCGACACCTTCGGCACCTACTTCGCGCCAGCCGACTTCAACGAGACGGTCAATACGCTGGGCCAGTCGCTGTACGCCAAGCAGGCGCCACGCCAGTTTGATCGGGGCACGGATCTGCACACCCAGAGCAACCCGCTGCCCATGTGCCACCGCCCGGGCGTGCTGATCAAACTGACCGCCTGATCCGATGCAAGTTGCGTTTGAGCGGGCGGTCTCGCGCCTGTTTGCCCGGCTGGGGGTGCCTGGCCCCTATCGGCTGGCCGATGGTCGCGAGATCGCCACCCGCTTCATCGCCAAACAGGCCGACGTGGTCGAGTCCTTCGGCGACACGCGGCTCGCGCTGGCCACCCACCGCTTTGATGTGATGGCCTGCGACGTGGCCGTACCCCGCGAGGGCGAGCGCTTCACGGTTGCTGGCCAGACCTACCAGGTGGTGGGTGAGCCCTTGGCGGATCGGGACCGGCTGATCTGGACGCTCACGGGAGCGCCGCTGTGAAGCTCATGGCGGCACTCACCGGCAATCTGGACCAGATGCTGGCCGATGAGGTGCGCATTGCCGAGCAGGCGGTGACGCACTCCATCCGCGAAGCCACCGATGGTCTCAAGACCGAGCTGCGCAGCCAGATCATTGGCGCTGGTTTGGGTCAACGGCTGGCCAACACCTGGCGCGGCGAGGTCTACCCGAAGGGGCAGATGAGCATCAAGGCAGCAGGTCTGGTCTATAGCCGGGCGCCGGTGGTGGTGGGGGCGCATGACCAGGGCGCGACCATCCGTTCCAAGGATGGGTTCTGGTTGGCGATTCCGTTACCGGCCGCCGGCAAAGGCCCGCGCGGCAAGCGCATGACCCCCGGTCTTTGGGAAAAGCTGCGCGGCCAGCGCCTGCGCTTCGTCTACCGCCGGGGCCAACCCTCGCTCCTCGTCGCAGAAAACCAGCGCGCCCGCCAAGGCCAACGCGGTGGCTTCTCCGCTGCCTCGCAAAAGGCCCAAGCGGCTGGTCGAGGGCTGGTCACGGTGCCGATGTTCCTGCTCGTACCCCAAGTGACCCTGAAGAAGAAATTCGACATCGACAGCAGCTCTCGTCGCTGGATCAGCACCCTGGCCAACCGCATCGCCAACCGCTTCGATGAAGCCGACCGCAAAGGGGCAGCGTCATGAGCCAAAGAGAAAACGCCATCGGCGCACTGTTCGTCCTGCTGGGCCAGCTGTCCCTGGGGACCTCAGGCGCCACGGTCAAACGCAACGCCGCGTTACCTGAACGCATCGCTGACCACGCCATGGCTATCCTGCGTGACGGCGAGATGGGCGAGCCCGAGGTGTCGCTCTCGCCGCTGACCTACCACTGGCAGCACCAGGTGGCCATCGAACTGTTTGTCGCTGATGCCGATGCTGCTGCGCGTGATGCCCGTATGGACGGCCTGCTGGTTGAGCTGGCCACCCTGATCGACATGGATCGAACCCTTGGTGGGCAAGTTGAATACACCGAGATCGGCCCTCCCAAATTCGATGAACTGGCTCCCGATGGCACCAGTGGCATCAAGGCCTGCCTGCTGCCCGTGGTCTTGTACTACAGCAGTTCCGGGCCGCTGAACTGAATCCCAAATCTGAAGGAGAACAACCTATGGCCCGTGCCTACGGCGCGAACGCCAGCCTTTTGGCCGCGTTCGAAACCACCTATGGCAGCAACCCAGTGGGCGACTACTGGAAGCTGCCCTTTGTCTCTACCACCCTCGGCTCCGAACAGGGGCTGATCGCCAACGACCTGATCGGGTTGGGTCGTGACCCCAGTGCCCCGATTCGAGATGTCATCAAGGTCGAAGGCGACATCGTCGTGCCCATCGATGTGCGCAACATCGGCATCTGGCTCAAGGCCCTGCTGGGCGATGCCAGCACCAGCGGCTCCGGCGTGGTCACGCACACCTTCACCTCCGGCAAGCCCAGCCTGCCCAGCCTGACGCTGGAAACGGGCCTGCCCGACATCCCCGCCTGGTTCGTGGCCTCCGGCGTGATGGTCAATAGCCTGCAGGTGGGCTTTGCCCGATCGGGTGCAGCGAACGCCACCGTGGGCTTGATCGCCCAGGGCGAAGCCAAGCAGGCCGCCACGCTCGATGCCAGCCCGGCCAGCCGCGATCTGATTCGCTTCAACCAGTTCCAGGGCGCCATCAAGCAGGGCGGTGCGGCATTGGGCAATGTGGTTTCGGCCCAGCTGACCTACTCCAACAACCTGGAGCGCATCGAGACCATCCGCTCGGACGGCAAGATCGATGGCGCCGATCCCACGGTGGCGAGCCTCACCGGCAATTTGGAGGTGCGCTTTGCCGACACCACGCTGATTGATGCCGCCACCAACAACACGCCGCTGGAATTGACCTTTGGCTATGCGATCGACGCCGAGCGGCGCCTGACCTTTATCGCGCACGAGGTCTACCTGCCCAAGCCCAAGCTCTCCATCTCCGGGCCAGGCGGCATTCAGGCCACCTTCGAGTGGCAAGCCGCCAAGGCCGCCGGAGTGGCTCGCATGTTGACCGTCGAACTGGTCAACGACGTGACCACGTACTGAATCTCTCCCAGGACATTCCCATGATCAAACTGAACATCCCGCGTGAACCGCACTGGATCACGCTGGCCGCAGGCGTGCGCCTGCAGGTCCGCCCCGCCACCACGGCCTTGGTGATGGCCGCGCGCCATGCCGCATCCAAAGTGGCCGGCACCGATACCACTGCTGCGGGTGAACGCACCGCCACCCTCATCACCGAACTGGCCAAGTTGGCGGTGCTCGCCTGGGAAGGTGTGGCAGATGACAAGGGCAAACCGGCTGCGGTCACACCCGAGGGTGTGGCGGCCCTGATGGAGCACTGGCTGCTGGCTGACGCCTTCGAGCGCGAATACCTCGCCGGCCTCTACGCCCTGGACTCCGAAAAAAACGTCTGAAGGCCCGCACCGCGTGGCATTTCGGTGGCGGGCCGAGCTATTGCAACGCCTGTCCCGATCCGTGCCCCGAGTGCCCGTACACCATGAACGCCCCCCAAAGCCTGGATGGCTGGCAAGCCGCCAGTGCGATTGACATCTGTGCCAGCCAGTTGCGCATGGCGCAGGGCCGTGTGGTCGGGCTGGATCTCAACGCCTGGATGCTGGCCTGCGAGAGCACCGGCCTGGACAAGGCCACGGCGATTGATCTGTTTCCGGCGGTCGAGGCGGGCCTGATGAGCACCTTTGAGCAAAACGAATAACGCGACGACTGATTTCTTCCCATGGCTGAACGCAACCTCTCCATCCGCCTGTCCGTGGTCGACGGCGGCAAGGTCAAGGCTGAGCTGTCCGAAATCGGCGAGAAGGGGGAGCGCTCGCTCAAAAAAATCGAAGCGGCAGCCACCCCGGCCTCCAGCGGTCTGAAGCTCCTGTCCAGTGCGGCCAATGATGCCAAGTTCCAACTGCAAGCCGCCACCGACCGGCTCGGGATGCTGGGCTCGGTATTGGGAAAACTCGGCCCCGCCGGCCTGCTCGCCGGTGCTGGACTCGCCGCAGTGGGCGTGGGCATCACCGCCTTGGTCCTTCCGGTGGCCAACACCGCCGACGAGTTGGCCAACCTAGCGCAAAAGACGGGGGTTTCGGTTGAAGCCCTGTCGGCACTGACCTATGTGGCCCAGATGTCCGACTCCGACTTGCAGGGTCTGGTCAAAGGCCTGCAACGTCTGTCGGTGGCCATGTTCGACACCCAAGTCCAGGGCGAACAGGGCAGCGCCGCGCTCAAGGCGCTTGGTGTATCTGCCACCGATGCGTCGGGCCAAATCCGGCCCACCGAGCAGGTCCTGCTCGATCTGGCCGACAAATTCGCCGACATGCCCGACGGGGCCGACAAGGCGGCGCTGGCCATCAAGCTCTTTGGCAAGGAAGGCATGAGCCTGATCCCGCTGCTCAACCAGGGGCGCGCAGGCATCACCGCCTTG